TCTAGTAATAACCGAGGTGCTAATGGGGATAGAACAAATAGTAATGGATCTCATGCTCACCCATTAACTGTCAATGCGGATAATGCACCACATAGCCATCCAGTAACTATACCTGATAGTGGTTCACATTCACATAGTGTTAGTGTTTCTGGTGGTGCTCACGGACATGGTGGTTCTGTTACTGGAGTTGGTGGTCATAGCCACAATGTTGATGCTACAGGAGTTTCTGGAGATAACCTTAATTTACCTCCATATTTTGCATTATTCTACATTATGAGATTAGTATAATCTTTATAAAATAAATAACTATAAAATCATTTTAAGATGGCAAGTTATAGAAGGTCATTTAATTTTAAAAATGGTGTTCAGGTAGATGATGATAACTTTATAGTAAATCCTAATGGGTTGGTTGGAATAGGCACATCTGTTCCAACCGAATTTTTGGATGTTAGAGGTAATGCCATTATCTCTGGAAATCTTACTGTTGGCAGTCTTTCTGGATCTAGTTTGGTAAATCAATCAGGATCATTTCAAAGATTGAATGTAGGAATAACATCAATTACATCTGGCATTATAACCGCATCTTCAGGTGTTGTAACTTATTACGGTGATGGTGGGAAACTTCTTAATTTACCAACTTCACAATGGTTGGACACTGATGTTGGATTAGGATTTACTAGCATCTATTCTCAAGGTAATGTTGGTGTTGCAACAAATGATCCTAGATTTGCATTTCAAGTAGGTGGAAATAATAACGTTTTTGCATTTACTAATGGAGTTGGATTTGATAGAAGAGGTAATATTGTAACTCCAACTGGAATTATCACCGCAAGAAGTTTCGTAGGTTTTGGTTCTGATTTAACGTTAATAAACGCATCTAACATATCTTCGGGGACTTTAAATAATTCCAGATTACCCTCAAGTATTAATTTATCAGGAACAATAACTGCACCAACATTTGTTGGAAATTTAACAGGAATAGCAAATACTGCCAATTCAATTACTCAAACTTCAAATATAACTATTAATTCTATTGATAGTTCATTTGCAAACGTATCAATTTCCACAGTTACTTCTCTTTTATACTCAGCACAAAGAATTGGTATTGGAACAACAAATCCATCTTCCGACTTACATTTAAGAAAAAATGGCGATACAAGAATTCAATTGACAAGTGATGGATCTAATCCGTCACGATTAATTTTTGGAAGAAGTGTTACATTATCTGGAAATAATGGTGTTTTACAGTACGGCAATACTGACAATTCTTATCCACAAAGCACACAAACTTCTATTGATTTAATTAATAATTCTACTGGAAATGTGAATTATTATCTTCATTTTGGCAATACTGGAATAAATACTGGGTCTTTTAATTGGATATATGGTCAATCATTAAATAATTTAATGTCTTTGACTTATACTGGAAATTTGGGTCTTGGAATAACAAATCCATCAAATAAATTTCATGTCGTTGGCACATCAACAGTAACTGGAGATTCCTATGTTGGTGGAAATATTTACTTATCTGGCGGAATTTCACCATCAACACTTACTGTAACTAATAATTCAATATTTAATGGTAGAGTTGGGATTAATACAAACCTTCCAACGTACATATTTCAAATTGGTAGGGAACCAATTTATACGGGAGGTGGCATAGGAATAAGTTCCAGAGGAGATGTATATACTGCGGGTGTTGTTACCGCAACTAGATTTGCTGGTGATGGATCAACAATAACTAATTTAAATGTATCTAATCTTTCTTCTGGAACTATTTCTGGGACAAGAAATATTAATATAACTGGAGTTATAACCGCAACTAGATTTGCTGGTGATGGATCAACAATAACTAATTTAAATCCATTTAACATCTCTTCAGGATCTATTGAAGGATCTCAAAATATTAATACCTCAGGTATTATAACCGCAACTAGATTTTCTGGCAACGGATCAACATTAACTAATTTAAATGCTTCGAATATTTCTTCTGGACATCTTTCCGGATCTCAAAATATTAATACCTCAGGTATTATAACCGCAACTAGATTTGATGGTGATGGATCAACTTTATCTAATATAAGTGGTTTTAATATCACAAGTGGAGAAATTTCTGGTACCACATCACTCAATACATCTGGAATAGTTACCTCTACTGGTGGATTTACTAGCGTAATAGGTCAATCTCCGGTACAAATAACAGTATCTGGATTAAATCTTATTCTTAATGTACCTGGTGTTGGTTCCGTTACATTAACTCTCACTCCTTGACATAATCCCTAAATCCCACTAGAATACCTTTGTTAGGGTTGAAGATAAGTTATGAGATTTAGCTTAGCTATTGGTAATCCTCCATATGGTGTTGGAGGTAATCTTGCTATAAAATTCCTGAATAAGACCGCAGAGATTACAGATGATATAAGGTTTGTGTTACCAACTTCAGTACGCAAACCTTCTTCTTTAAATAAGATTAAAGGTCATCTTCACTGTGTGGTAGATCAAGATCTTGATGCATCTACATTTCCTGGTGGTATTAGTGCTGTCAAACAATACTGGGAAGTTAAAAATACATCTAGATTTCAAATAGGTGTAGGTGAGATTCCTATGATGAGAGAACATCCAGATTTTGAGTTTCTTCCATATGATAGAAGATTTGAAGCAGATGTTTTTGTTGGTGAGTATGGTTGTGGACCCAGCGGTAGAGTTAAAACAGAAAACTTTACACATTATGCAAAGGGACATCATTTTTTAAAAGTACGAGATCCTAACGTAGTAAAAAATATGGTAGAGTTTGCTGATAAATTTAGAGAAGCAGCAACTCAATGTAATGGAAGATATCACTTTGGAAAGAATGATCTAATTTCAACTTATATTAAATGTTTAAATGAAAAAGAACAAGCATAATCTAGAAGTTGGATCAAGTATTGAAAGATCCGATGAAAGAATTAAAGAGACCCAAGAAGTCTTTACTCCACAAGAACTCGTAGAAAGCATGATTGATGAAATTCCTTTGGAATTACTTCAAGATCCTACAAGCACGTTTATTGATAATTCTGCAGGATCTGGGAATTTTCTAGTGGGATTGAAAAAACGTTTGTGTCAATATCATGATGAAAAGCACGTTCTAAATCATATGCTCTATGCAGTAGAAATGATGGAAGATAATCATAAGGAGCTTTGTGAGCGTCTAGGTGTATCAACAGATCATCCTCATTATGTTTGTGCCGATGCTTTGGAGTATGACTACTCATTTGGACAACTTATCGGTATTGAAAAGTTTTTCTAATGGGACAGGGGGTTGACAGGGCGGTTGACTCATCGTATATTGCTTTCGTGGTTGAGCGGATCGCTAATAACCACTTGTTGTTTATGCCTCTGGCAGATTAAAAAATGACTCTTTTTTATGATATTGTAATTCCTAACGATGTTATTTCTTGGGATGATTTTAAAAAAACGAAGGTTATTTATGACCTTCGTGAAATGTATTCCGAGCAAATTAAAACTTTAGAGTATAAAACTTGTGTAGTTGATTGTTCTGATGTTGTTGCCGTTGATGTTGTTCGCAAACTTGGTATGGCGAATGCTGGACGTTTTCATGGCAACGATGAAGAAGTTTATGACATTGTTGACCGAAATCTTACTCCTGGATGGAACATCAACAAACTTCCTCCTTTTGTATTCAGTGATGATGACAGTCCAGTAAATGGTAATCATCGACTGCGTTGGTTGCAAGATCACGAGATTGCATATGTCCCTGTTCTGAAAGTGAGTCCAAAACAAGGATTTACCAAGAATGATGTGATCAATGAAGTTGGTTTGAAGCTTCAACCACGACCCGATGGATCTCCTTCGCAATTTGCAGATTATAAGGCACGAGGTATTATTTGGGTAATTGAGCAAAATGCCAATCGTCAGGAAGGAGATGACCGAGTTACGAAAGATGAAGTTCGTGAATGGGTTCAGGAATATGCCGATTTTGAAACTCCTGATACTCAAAATCGTTTGATTGATGCCATTTTCAACGCAACGGAAAAGAAAACTTTCCTTTCTAATTTTACCCGTGCAGAAGGCATTCGCTATTTTGCAAAGAAAGGTATTAAAATTCAGAGTACAACTGCAGATGTGCGGGGTTCTTCTGTTGATCGTTTGGTAAGTGCCATGGGTCCAGTTCACGTTTATCGTGATTTCTTCCCACAGTTTTTTGAAGATGCCGCCAATGGAATCTCAACTGTGGTTCACTTCTATGTGAATACCAACAACGTCGAAGATGAACTTGGAGTTATTCATCTCATCAAAGAGCGTATTGATGAGATTGAAGAGCACATTGAGAACATCGGCAAAGTTCTTGGAAAAAGTGAATCGGCACGTATTCGTTCATATTTGACCTATGGATATCGTTTGCCGCATCTTGTGGATCTTGATCGGAACGATCTGATCTCTCTTGTCTGATCCAATTTCATAACTGGCACAGGGGGTCCTTACTGGGACCCCTTTCTGCTATAATAGTCCCATACGCAACGGAGATCTTGTTCCAACTTCGCCCCCATCAACAAATTGCCCTTGATGCTCTTCGGCAGGTTGCCAAGGGCATCTGTGTTTTCCCTACTGGCGGTGGTAAAACCAACGTTGGTATTTTTGATGCCATTCAGGAGTTTCTCAAAGAGACTCCTCAAACTATCGTAGTGGTGGCACCCCGCATCCTCTTGGCAGAGCAACTGTCTTCGGAGTACCTTGAGTTCATCACCAATGCTCATGTGATGCACGTTCACACGGGTGAAACTCACCACTTCAGCAGCACTCGCCCTAACGTTATCCGTGCCTGGTGTGAGCAAGTGGAAGGTCACAAACTGATCTTTACTACTTACAACTCTCTGCAGCAACTGCAACGTGCAGGTATTGCCGTGGACACGATTTACTTTGACGAAGCACACAATTCAGTCAAGCGTAATTTCTTTCCTGCCACAGAATACTTTGCTTCCGAAGCAAAGCGTTGCTACTTCTTTACTGCAACTCCCAAGTATTCTTCTGTGGTTGGCAAACCTGGCATGAACGATGTTGACGTTTATGGACAGATCATCGCCAAGGTTCCTGCTCCCGATCTTGTGCAGGGTGGTTACATCATTCCTCCCAAGGTTATGATGAAGGAGATGCGCCTCTCCATCAAGGGTGAGGATATTGCTCAACGTGATTGTGAGTATCTTCTACAAACGATTGCAGATCATCCTGTGAATAAGATCCTGATCTGTGCCAAGGCAACCAAGCACATCGTGGGTTTGCTTTCTGAAACTGATTTTGCAGATCAACTGGCAGAACAGGGTTACTCTGTGATGCACATTACCTCTAAGCACGGTGCCTTTATTGATGGTAAGATCGTGAACCGTGAGGTGTTCTTTGACACTCTCAACCAGTGGGGCAAGGATGCCGATAAGAAGTTTGTGGTTCTGCACCACAGCATTCTTGCGGAAGGCATCAACATCTCTGCCCTGGAGGCAGTTGTATTCATGCGCTCTATGGATGTTGTGGGCATCGGACAAACGGTTGGGCGTACTCTGCGCCTACACCCCCAGGATACTGCTGGGATCCGCTCTGGGGCGCTCCAGGCGGGCAATCTGGAGGCATATACTAAATCCTATGGTCTGGTGATCTGCCCCACCTTTGACAAGGCATCCACGAACACCGCAAATGCTGTGCAGAACGTGGTTGACACCATCTTCGTAAAAGGTGATGTTGCCTTCAGCACCATTCGTCGTTGATTTCTTTCCATTCAATTCACACAGGAGATTTTCAAATGAAGTACGTTGTTCAACTCTACGTTGCTGGTAAAGTGTTTAACGAAGAAGTACAAGCAGCAAATTTTAATGATGCAAGAGAAACTGCTCTTGCTCGTAATCCCAAGGCAAAAGTAATTGG